AACAGCACCTTTAACAGTGGCCTCAGGAAATGGGTATTTTTTAAATACAAGTTGTGGAGCGATTACAGTTACGCTTCCAAGTTCGCCTTCTGCTGGTGCTATTGTTGCATTTAAAGATTACGGAAACACTTGGGATAACAACAAAGTAACAGTAGCTAGAAATGGATCAAAAATAAATGGCGCTTGTGCCTGTGCTGAATTAACTACAGAATCACAATCTGTAACACTTATTTATGTGGATGGAACTAAAGGTTGGCAAGACATTCACGACTCTACTTCTAATGTTACAGGTAATCCAGGTTTTACTGTAGCCTCTGGTGGAACTGAAACAACGTCAGGAGATTTTAAAATTCATACATTTACTGCAAGTGGACCATTAAATATTACAAACGTAGGTACACCAAGCGGAGGAACAAATAAAGTTTCTTATATGGTTTTAGCTGGAGGAGGTTCTGGAGGAGCAGGTTGTGGTGGCGGTGGTGGCGCAGGTGGCTTTAGAGAAGCAAAAGTGCCTTCTGATCCTTATACAGATTCACCTTTAGATGCAGAAACAGGTTTAGCAGTTTCAGTACAAGATTATACAATAACAGTCGGAGCAGGAGGAGCGGGTACACCTTTAGCTGGTCCATACCAACCTGGGACAACAGGTTCTGCTTCAATTTTTTCAACTATAACATCAGCAGGTGGTGGTGGCGGTGGTGGCGGTCCAAATGCAGGTGGTGCAGTAGCAGGACTTAATGGTGGATCAGGAGGCGGAGGTATGCCTACTGGTGCAGCAGGTTCAGGTAACACTCCCCCAGTTGCTCCACCACAAGGACAAAATGGTGGTAGAGGAAATAGGAATGTTTCACCAAATCCAAAAAATGCTGGAGGCGGAGGTGGTGCTGCTGGAGCTGCTGGTTCTGATGGTTCACCAACAGGCGGTGGTTCAGGTGGTGCAGGAGTAACTACATCAATAACTGCTTCTCCTGTTCAAAGAGCTGGTGGAGGTGGAGCAGCTTATTCAGATGGAACATCAGGTTGTAATCAAGGTGCAGGTGGTGGTGGAAAAGGAGGTTACCCTGGAGGAAACGCATGTGCAGGAACAGCCAACACTGGAGGCGGTGGAGGAGCTGGAGGAATAGGACCAGTTCCATCAGGTGCTGGTGGATCAGGAATAGTGGTAAT